ACCAATATCTAAAGTTGTTACAGAAATTTCTCCTGCAACTGTTGCAATACCGTCAGCTAATGTAATTAAATCTGTGTCATCTGTATGACCAATTGTTGTGCCATTAATAATTACATTATCAACCGTTAAAGTTGTAAGTGTGCCAATCGATGTAAGGTTTGGCATTGCTGTAATTTCATCATCAAGATAAGCAGCTAAAGTTTGAACAGTAGATACTCTCATTGTGCCAGCATCATTTATAAGTAAACCATCACCATCTGCGATTGCAGTAGTTCCTACTGTTGCACCACCATCTATTAAATTAATTTCTGCAGCTGTTGCTGTTACATTTGTGCCACCAATATCTAATGTTGTCATTGACACTTCACCAGCCACTGTAGCAACTCCACTAGCGACTGTAATTAAATCTGTGTCACCAGTGTGTCCAATAGTAGAACCATTAATAATTACGTTATCAACTGTTAAAGTAGATAGTGTGCCAACTGATGT